GGAGGCGTTCCTGCCGCCGCTGCGCCCGCTGCGCGGCGCTATCGGCGCGGCCGGTGCCGCCCGGGCGGCCGGGCGCGAGCTGGCGGACACGGCACCTGTGGCGCGCTTTCTCGGACGCGGCGAACAGCAGCGCATGGCCGAGCAGATCGGCGTCAACAAGCCCAAGCTGCTGACGCGCTCGCCCGATGCGGCAGGCGCGCGGCAGCTGTCCGCTCCGCCTTCGCGAGGCGGCCCAGCTTCTGCCGAAACGCGGAAGCTGGCGAACGAGCGGCCGACGCCGCGACCCAAGCCGCCCCCGCGCGACGCCGAAGAAGCGCGTTTCGCGGACGAAGGCAACCCGAACTTCCGTCGCGGCGGCAAGGTGGCGGGTTACGCCAAGGGCGGCGCGGTCGGCGCGAAGCGCGGTGACGGCTGCTGCCAGCGCGGCTACACGAAGGGCAAGTTCGTATGAGGCCCGCGCGCGGCATGGGCGCTATCAGCTCGGCAAAGCTGCCGAGAGTGAAGCGCATGTCGCGCAGGGACGACACGTCCTTCGAGCAGTATGCCAAGGGCGGCAAAGTCAGCCGTGTGAACGAGGCGGGCGTCTACACCAACCCGGGCATGCGCAAGTCGCTGTTCGAGTCGATCAAGTCTCAAGCCGTACAGGGTACGGCAGCCGGGCAGTGGAGCGCCCGCAAGGCGCAGCTGCTGGCCAAGCAGTACAAGGCCAAGGGCGGGGGCTACAAGTGAAGGCCCCGCAGCAGTCTCTGAAAGACTGGACCGCTCAGAAGTGGCGCACGAAGTCGGGCAAGCCGTCCAGCAAGACCGGCGAGCGCTACCTCCCAGAGGCGGCTATCAATGCGCTGACCCCTTCGGAGTATGCTGCGACAACGCGCGCCAAGCGCGCAGGCAAGGCGCAAGGCAAGCAGTTCGTGAAACAGCCGCCGAAGGTCGCGGCCAAGACGGCGAGGTACAGGTGATGGCCACGAAGAACTGGATCGCCGGCGCGATCAAGAAGCCCGGCGCGCTGCGGCAGCAGCTCGGCGTGCCCAAGGGGCAGAACATCCCCTCGGGCAAGCTGGCGGCCGCCGCCAAGGCCCCGGGCAAGCTCGGGCAGCGCGCCCGGCTGGCGCAGACCCTCAAGGGCTTCAAGTAACCCATGACCACCTCGGGCACCACTACGTTCGACCTCAACCTCGTCGACCTTGTCGAAGAGGCGGGAGAGCGTGCGGGCTACGAGATCCGCACCGGCTACGACATGCGCTCGGCGCGGCGCAGCATGAACCTGATGTTCGCCGACTGGGCGAATCGCGGGCTCAACATGTTCACCTTCGATCAGCTGTCGCAGGTGCTCACGCCGGGCACGACCACGTACACGCTGCCGGCCGACACGGTCGACGTGATGGAGGCGGTCATCCGCACCGGCGCGGCGACGCCGTCGACGCAGACGGACATCGCGATCTCGAGGATCAGCGTCTCGACCTACGCCACGATCCCGAACAAGCTCTCGCAGGCCCGGCCGCTGCAGTTCCTGATCACGCGCGGCGTCGCGCAGCCCACCATCACGCTGTGGCCGGTCCCTGACAGCTCGCAGACCTACACGCTCGTCTACTGGCGGCTGCGGCGCATTCAGGACGCCGGCAACGGCGACAACACCATGGACGTGCCCTTCCGCTTCATGCCGTGCATGGTGGCCGGGCTCGCCTACTACCTTGCCACCAAACGCCCCGAGAGCGCCGACCGCATCCCGATGCTCAAGGCGCAGTATGACGAGGCGTGGATGCTGGCCAGCGACGAGGATCGTGAGAAAGCAGCGGTGCGCTTCGTGCCGCGTTTCAGCTTCAATCGGTAACGGCCGTGCCGAACCCGTTCTCATCCGGCCGCAAGTCGATCGCCGAGTGCGATCGCTGCGGCTTTCGCTTCAAGCTGTCGCAGCTACGGCAGTTGACCATCAAGTTCACGCAGGTCAACATACTGGTCTGTCGCGACTGCTGGGAGCCAAGCCACCCGCAGCTCATGCTGGGCACGTTCCCGATCGAAGACCCGCAGGCGGTGCGCAACCCGCGCCCCGACCGCAGCTACCTGACCTCGGGCCTCGACGCCAACGGCGACATCAGCTTGGGCAGCCGCGACATCCAGTGGGGCTGGGCCCCGGTCGGCGGCGGGTACTACAGCGGGCTCACGCCCGACAATCTGGTGACTACCCCGACGTTGGGCACGGTCACCGTAAGCGTGGCGTAAGCCAGAGGAGCAAGAGCATGATGACCACCAGCAAGGTTCGCGGCATCGCCAAGAACGCCGTGAAGACGCACGAGCAGCGCATGCACGGTGCCAAGAAGATGGCCAAGGGCGGCCCGACGACCGACATGTGCATGAAGTACGGGCGCAACGTGGCGCGCGCCATGAACCAAGGGAAGGTGGGCAAGTGATGGGCGCGTTCAGCAAGAAGGTCGGCGGCAAGGAGATCGGCGACGCGGCGGTGTACGCCAAGCCGCACACCATGCGCGGCGAGCCGATCGCCGTCCCGGCCACCGCCGGCTACCCGCAGACCGGCGAGAAGACCACCGGCATCGTCACTCGAGGCAACGGCGCGGCGCAGCGCGGCCGCACCGCGCGCGGGCCGATGGCCTGATGAGCCATGACGTATACCGAGCTGGTCACCGAGCTGCAGAACTATCTCGGGAACACGTTCAGCACGGCTGACATCAACACCTGCATCAAGCAGGCCGAGATCCGCATCTTCAGCACCGTCACGTTCGCGGTCTCACGCAAGACGGCGACGCTGACGCTGGCGACGGGCGTGCCGTATCTGAACTGCCCGAACGACTTCCTCGCGTCGCATGCCCTTGCTGTCGTCGACGGCACGGGCGCGTACTTCTTCCTGCTCAACAAGGACATGAGCTACATGCGCGAGGCGTACCCGTCGCCAGCATACACCGGGCTGCCGCGCGTGTACGCGCTCATGGGCGTGCAGACGAGCACGCCGCTCGATCTGCGCTTCATCGTGGCCCCGACGCCTGACGCGAACTACAGCGTCGAGCTGACGTACTACTACTACCCCGAGTCGATCACGACCTCGTACGACGGGCGTTCATGGCTGGGCGACAACTTCGACTCGGTGTTGCTCTACGGCGCGCTCGTCGAGGGGTACACGTTCATGAAGGGCGAGGAAGACCTCATCAAGCTCTACGACTCGAAGTACAAGGAGGCACTGCTGCTGGCCAAGCGTCTCGGTGACGGCGCGGAGCAGCAGGACGTGTACCGCTCTGGCTTCCAGAAGACGCCGGTGAACTGATGGCGATCTTCCAGACCCTCACCACGAGCGCGAAGGTCGGGCTGCTGTCGCAGAGGTTCAATTTCGCGACGGGCACCACGCAAGTGTTCAAGCTCGCGCTCTACACAGCGGCGGCCAACCTCGGTGCGACAACCACCGGCTACACGGCAGTCGGCGAGATCACGGGCGCAGGCTACACCGCCGGCGGCGCGGTGCTCACGCTCAACCAGAACGCCACGTCTGAGGGCACGACGGCCTTCGTGAGCTTTGCCGATGTCTCGTGGTCTGGCGCGCTCACTGCGCGCGGTGGGCTCGTCTATCTCGCCGACGGTCTGACCAATCCGTCGATCTTCGTGCTCGACTTTGGCGCGGACAAGACCAGTCTGACGGTGTTCACCGTCGACTTTCCGCCGGCAACGGCGTCGACCGCCATTCTGCGGCTACCCTGACAAGAGCATCACATGCCCACCGCGTACACCTCTCAGCTCGGCCTCGCGCTCCCGGTCTCGGGAGACCTCACGGGTACGTGGGGCGATGTCGTCAATGACAGCATCACCTCGCTGGTCGACTCCGCGATCGCGGGCACGGTCACGCTGAGCGCTGACGCGGATGTCACGCTGACGGACACGCAGGGCGCGGCCAATCAGGCGCGCAGCGCAATCATCCGCTGGACGGCCAACGGCACGATCACGCGCAACATTACTGCGCCGGCGCGCAGCAAGGCGTACATCGTCATCAACGCGACCAGCGGCACGCAGTCGATCGTACTGCGCGGCGCGGGTCCGACCACGGGCGTCACTATCACTTCCGGCGAGAAGGCGCTGATCGCGTGGAGTGGCACCGACTTCGTGAAGGTCTCCTCAGGCTCGGGCTCCGGCGGCGGCAGCACTGCGCTGACCACCGAGCTGTTCTCGGGCACTGGCGCGCAGACGGTGTTCACGCTTTCGTCGAACCCCGGACTCGAGACCAACACGCAGGTCTACGTCGGCGGCCTGTACCAGCAGAAGGACACTTACACGGTTGTCGGCACGACGCTGACCTTCAGCGAAGCGCCGCCTTCGGGCACGAACAACATCGAGGTCGTGATCATTCAGGCCACGCCCGTCGGTTTCACGGACGCATCGTCCGTCACTTTTCTCCAAGCTGGCACCGGCGCAGTCCCGAGGTTAGTGCAGGACAAGCTGCGCGAGACGGTGAGTGCGACAGATTACGGCGCAGACCCGACTGGAGTGATTGACTCATCGTCGATCATCAACTCTTTGCTCGCGCAGGGCTTCGATGTCGATCTTGTAGGTGGCACCTACAAGGCGAACAACCTCACGCAGTCTGCGAGCTTTCAGCGGCTCTACTCGTCCACCGGGATTGCCACGATCCAGAAGAACGCGAACGGCCCGCTGATGACTGCGACCGGAAATGATGTCGAGTTCGCCAATGTCGGGTTCCGTGGCGATGCAGCATCCCCGACTTTCACCGGCGATGGTGTGGTGTCGAGCGGCAACAACTTCCGCATGATCAACTGC